CCCCTCACGGTAGCGGTCGGGGGAACCCCAAAAATTTTCCCTCCTTTTTCCTTGGAGGCTTTTCTCCCTTTTTCAACGACAATCATGCAAAGGACATATTTATGACAAACGACAATGAGATCAAGCCGAGCGAGGGTAGGGCTTGGAAGAATGCTGAGAAGACCGAGTTGTGGCATGGTGACTACAAGGGCACGTTTGTGATGCCTGATGGCACCAAGCATTTCTTGGACATCTACGTCAACAAGAAGCCTGATGGCGGGGTTTGGTTCAAGATCAAGGTTGGCAAGGCCAAGACGGGTGGTGGTGGGCCTGTGGCTGCTGCTGCGCCTGTGTTTGCTGCTGCCCAGCCCAAGGCTGTGGTGCCAGACAATGATGACGATATACCGTTCTGATGGCAAAGGTTAAGTCAACGGTGATCCCTCCCTTGACCAACTGGGGTGGGGTCAGGTCTGTGCAGCGCAGGCTGGAGCGCTCAAGAACCATCATGGACAACAAGGAAGCTGTGGCCTATGCGTTGCTGAGCATGGCCAATACCAAGCTGACTGACATCATGAGCTGGGATGAGCAAGGCAATGTGACGGTCAAGAGGTCTAGCGATATACCAGAGCATGCGCTGCATGCGATCAAGAGCATCAAGGTCAACAGCAAGAAGGACTCGGAGGGCAATGTGTACTCGACGCTTGACATTGAGCTCTATGACAAGGTTGGAGTGCTGCGTTTGCTGGCCAAGGCCAGTGGGCTGCTGGACAACCCGGACGATGGCAATGAGAAGCCGAGTGTGATTGACATCAATGTGGTTGCACCACGGGGTGAGTGATGTGGCGCAAAAGACAAATAGCTGAACAACTGGAGCAACAAGATGGCCCGTACCAAAGAAATGTCAGACAAGAGCGTGCCGATAGCTGGTCTGAACCTAGACTTCAGCGAGTCACCGGTGATCTACGACTTCATCCAGAGCAAGAACTTCGTGCAAGGGATCATGGGGCCAGTGGGATCGGGCAAGAGCTACGGCTGCGCGGCCAAGATCTTTATTCGCGCAGTGCAGCAAAAGGCAAGTCCGATTGACAACGTCAGGTATTCGCGCTGGGCCATTGTCCGAAACAGCTACCCCATGCTGAAAACTACCACCATCAAGACATGGCTGGATCTCTTCCCTGAGTCAACCTTTGGCCCCATGCTGTGGACACCGCCCATCACCCACCACATCAGGCTGCCTGCCCGTGGTGATGCGGCTGGGATCGACTGCGAGGTCATCTTCTTGGCCCTTGATCAACCCAAGGATGTCAGGAAGTTGCTCTCGCTGGAGCTGACAGGCGCTTGGGTCAACGAGGCCCGTGAGCTGCCCAAGGCCGTGATCGATGGTTTGACCCACCGGGTTGGCCGATACCCCACCAAGCGCGACGGTGGTGCCACATGGCATGGTATTTGGATGGACACCAACCCCATGGATGATGATCATTGGTGGCACCGCATGGCCGAGAAAGAAAAGATGACCGGCCAGTACGCTTGGAAGTTCTTCAAGCAGCCCGGCGGCGTGGTGCCCGTGGATCCTGACGACCTGCCAGACAATCCAGAGGCCAACGACCACATCTTTGCAAGCGGCAAGTGGTGGAAGGTCAACCCCAAAGCCGAGAATGTCCACAACCTGCCAGCTGGCTACTACCAACAAATGCTGCTTGGCAAGAATTTGGACTGGATTCGCTGCTACGCCGGGGGCGAATACACCTACGTCCAAGAGGGCAGGCCCGTTTGGCCAGAGTACGAAGACTCGACCATGTCTGGCGACACCGAAATTGACCCCAATGTGCCCATACAGGTGGGGCTTGACTTCGGTTTGACCCCTGCAGCCACCATTGGCCAGCGCTTGCCCAACGGCAGGTGGCTGATCCATCAGGAAATTGTGACTTTTGACATGGGTTTGGAGCGCTTTGGCCACCAGCTGTTGGGTGAATTGAACCAGAGGTACCCAAATCACCAAGTAATGATCTGGGGCGACCCTGCAGGCATGGCCAGAGATGCGATATATGAGGTCACCGCCTTTGATTACCTCAAAACGCTGGGCTTGCGTGCGCAGCCGACAGCGTCCAACGACTTCAAGGTGCGCCGGGGCTCATTGTCAACCGCGAGTGCAAGCTGCTGCGTAAATCGCTGGCCGGTGGCTACCACTTCAAACGGGTGGCGGTCGGGGCTGGCCAAGAGCGCTTTCGCGACGCGCCAAACAAGAACGAGCACTCACACATTGGTGACTCCTTCGGCTACCTGATGCTGGGTGGCGGCGAATACAACCGCATGACCCGCACCCACCAGCTCGGTGGCCGACCCATGGGCCAGTCCAGCGCCAGCACCGACTTTGATGTGTTTGCCTGAGATATATCACCACGATATACAGCCATTGCCCCTTGTACAAAGCCCATTAGAATCGTTTGCATATGATCGAAGTTGATTTGGGTGTGGTGCATCACTTTTCTGCTGGGCTATATGCAAAGCAGATGCTGTTGCCAGCAAAGCATTTTGTGGTCAGCCATGCCCATGCCTACGATCATTTGAGCATTTTGGCCAAGGGTGATGTGACGGTGGAGGTTGATGGAGTGAGAACCGAATACAAGGCACCTGCTTGTATCAACATTCTTGCTGGCCAGCATCACATCATTACGGCACACGAAGACAGTGTTTGGTTTTGCATCCATGCCACAGAAGAGACAGATGCAAACAAGATTGATGAAGTTCTGATTGGAGGTTAACTATGCCACTTTACATTGCTGGCGCAATTCTTTTAAGCAGCGCCTATAGTGCAAACGAGGCGCGTAAATCGCGCCAAGATGCTGAGCGACAACAACGAGAAATGTTGGCTCAACAAGCTGCTGACCAAGCTGCCATGCGGATGGAGTTGTCAAAACAGACCGCTGAGTATGCCAAGCAAGGCGCATCACTTGAGCAGCAAGCCAACATTGCACGCGAACAATTTGCAACATCGCAGCAAAACTACCAGACCAACAAGCTGGAGATGGAGCGCAAAGCCAAAGAAGTGCAAGAGGCTGCAGACGAAGAGCGTCGCAAAGCAGCTGCTGCCGAGGCTTCCGCGCTTAGAGCTCGCACCCGTGGTGGCCGCAGATCCCTGCTCTCAGGTGAGCGCATGGACGCAGAACTTGGTATCCCAATCGATTTGGGAGCTGGCGGCATGAGGTTGCAGTAATGGCTACCTTGCCGCAATTCAAACAGCGCCAGCTGGCACGACGCAGCACATCTGATATTGATCGGCTGGCCAAGCAGTACAAGGCCAATATCGATGCGCTGACTGGCGAATATCAGACCGCATTCACTGGCTATCAAGCTGGCGTGGCCGAGAAGATGAAGCCCTTTGAGGCGCAGATGGCGACTTACAAAGAGTCGCTGCTGCCTACTTACGAAGCCCAGAAGGCTGCCTATCAAAAAAAGCTAGATGAGTACACCGCCACGCTGGCCGAGCTGGAAAAAAATCCTGTCATTGAGCGCACGGGTGTTAAGGAAACCAAGACACCACGCTGGGGTTTGTTTGGCCTTGCTGGTTATGAAACCAAGCGCGAGCCTTACACCTATTACGAACCAAAGCCTATCCCTGCCTTTACAGAAAAGGCCCCAGAGTTGCCAACAGCGCCCGTCGCGCCAGAGATTGAAAAGTTTGATGAAGGTGAATTTGGCACAAAGAAAGCTGCAGCTGAAACCACATTCAAACGAGAGGTGGGCGAGCGCAAGGCAGCAAGGCTTGGCGCTGTATCTCGAAAAATCACCAGACCATTACTCTCAGGAGCTCAATGATGAAAGACATGAAAGCAAAAATGCAAGACAAGGTGCATAAAGTCATGCGCGAATACAAGGCTGGCAAGCTCAAAAGTTCAAGCGGTGACAAGGTTGGCAGCCGCGAGCAAGCCATTGCCATTGCCATGAGCGAAGCAGACAAGTTAAAAAAGGGCAAGTGATGGCAACCAAACGCGCCATGTTGATGGAAGTAGAGCTGGAGGATGAAGAATATTCTTGTCCTATTGCTACTCGCGATTTGGCAGAAAACCTTAAGGCTCGCAATTTTGCATTTGAGCATTATGGGTATGGCCCGGCAAACCCCAACGACACTGAACACAACAAGGTCTTCTGGCTCAAAAAGTCAATCATGCTCAACACCACAGTGGCCGAAGCCATGGGTATGCGCTGCGGCAATTGCTCGGCATTCATTGTGACAAAGCAAATGCTGGACTGCATCAAAGCAGGCATTGAGGCCAAGCGCCCAGAACAAGAGGCTGGCTATGACGAGGATGTGATCGAATCGGCTGGCCTTGGTTACTGCGAGCTCTTGCACTTCAAGTGTGCCGACACTCGCACCTGTGATGCATGGTTGGTGGGTGGCCCAATCACAGACGAAAAGGAAGAAGACTGATATGGAAAAAGAAGTCTGGGAAAAGCCAAGGCCCAAAGAATTAGGCAAGCCAAAGGAAATGTCGTCGGCTGAAAAGCGCAACGCCATGCGCCGGGCTGCCAAGGCTGGCCGACCCTATCCCAACTTGATCGACAACATGGCTGCGGCGCGAGAAAAGAAGTGAGCAAGTACAAGGATCCAGAGGGTGGCTTGACTGAAGCTGGTCGGCGCAAGTTTGAAAGCTCTGGTGAAAGCAAGAACCTGCAGCCCGGTGTCAAAGACAAGAGCCCAGTTGGCCAAGCACTTCGACGCAAGGGCTCATTCTTGACTCGCTTTTACACCAACCCAAGTGGGC